GCAGTTGCCCGATCTGGCCCAGGACCAGAGGTTTCTGGATGTACACCTTGCCGCCGATTTCGTATTTGAACATGGTGCGCTCCGCTTACGCTTCGCTTAGTTCAGAGTTAGGAGTTCGGAGTTCGGAGTTAAATTTAAAAGATCCTACAACAGGCTCCGAACTACATTTCTCCGAACTAAGTTACTTGTTTATAACAGGGGCAATG